ACACCCTCAATATCAACAGTCTGACCATAAAATCCAGATTGAATATAATAATCAACCCCGTCCTCATTATTAGGAGGAACGGGGGAGACTATTGATTTGGATTTTTTTTCATTATCCTCAATCGAAAAACCAAAAAGTTTCGCCATTTTATAAATTTAAACTCTTAATATGTTCTATTTAGTTAATATCTTCACCGCCAGCAGCAGGTGAATTACCTTTAACTGCTTCCCACCAAAGAACCTGCATCTCTACGGTAAACTCCTGAATAGCATCAGTTTCATATGCCAGATTGATTGGACTAATATTTGTTGGGAATAAATCATAGAAATGATATGCTCTCAGCGTAGAACCATCACGATCTAATTGATAAACGAAAGCATCTGCCTGATATAATGCTGGATCAGTAACACCAGTATTATCAGATACTCTGTTAATTTTATTCATCCAGTTTTCAAATGCCGAACGAATAGAAAAATCAGTGTCATTAATTACGGTAATCGTCCAAGTTTCAAAAGTACGATCTCCTGCTAATTTTAGAGTTCTTCCTCTAAATGCAACATCTATTGGAGTTACTGTTGAAGCTGGAAGTGCCGCAGACTTAACTAAGAATCTTGATTTGTCAAGAACATTAGTATCGGCAGCTGCAACATCTGGGAAAGAAAGAACAACCTCAAAGAGGTTACTTCTAGCACCACCACCAGACAGCTTACTCTTGAAGTCTGTAATCTTCCTTAAAGGAGGTGGATTTAATTGATTTCTGGTTGCCATAGTTGTTAAACCTCTTGATTAATTAAAAGTTGCCGATTACTTCTTCAAAATCAACACCAGTCTTGGTGGCAATGAAGGTAAGACCGATGAAGTTAATCGATCTCGCTGGTTTAATGTAGATGTCTGCTTTAAATTGATTTGCATCAATAACTGCTGCCGTGTTATTTGTTTCATCACAAATAACAACATAATCAAAAATACCTCTCTTTGCCTGAACATCACGCAAGAATGGTTCAATTGTATTTACGAAATTGGTTCTTGTAATTTCATCGTTAAACTCAAATAATACATCCTTAGCAGCACGAGAAATGGCATCTTCAAGATAGATAAAGAGTCTGCGAACATTAATACGGTCAAATGCAGATGTTCTTCCTAATCCAGTCTTATCACCAAACAGAATAATACCTGCTCCCGGTGAGAAGATGATTGGATTGATTCTATTGGAGTATAGACGATCTCTCTGAGACTTGCTTGGAGTATAGGCAAGTTTCACTGCATTTAGAATAGCACCTCTTGCCGTTCCTGCTGGAGAATACCAGGGGAAATAATTAATATCATTGCGAGCACATAGTCCAGCAATGTCACCATTTAAAGGAGCATATCTATAAGTATTTGCAAATCTATCGTACATATACTTGTACCCAGAATCAAATACTGCATAAGACGAAGATGCTATAGGTGAGAAGAAACTAATTACATTTTTGGTAATATCTTCTGGTGCTCTAACGGTAATATCCCCTTCTGCTGGATTGTCTGCAAGAGCAGCACCTCTATATGGGGTAATAAAGGCAATTGCATCCTTTCTAAGTTCGGCAACCGAAATAAGTTTGTTTGCCAGTTCTTGTGCGGTTTCTTTTGCATAACCAGCAGATCCCATCAATAAGAAATCTACTTTGATTTCTTCTGTGTTCTCAAATAAATCGTAACCATCCTTCAACTCTCCAAGATCAGCAGTAAGAGCACCAGAGGTTGAGATTCCTGTTTGCCCATTATAGTTAACACCACCTGCTAATGTGTAAGTATTAGAACCTGCTGAACCAAAAATGACATTTTCTGCCGGTTGATCCCATCCATTATCTGTGGTCAAATCAAATTGATTAGCATCGTATCCAGTTGTAGTAAGTCCGGCAGGAGCTCCACCGGCAAAGATGGTTGCAGAACCTGCGGCAATATACTTTCTCCAATAAGAAGTACTTCCAGCAGAAAACTCAGCATCAGATGCCTTGGAAAGACCTAAGTGCTTCTCAAGAATTGTTCCGGCATTGCCAGTAATTGTTCCTAAATCATCAATAACTACAACATGAACTTCATCAAATCTAGATCCTCTTGGTTCTGCGAATGCCGAAGTTCCTGGTGCTGGTGCTAGATTATTCCACTGGATGTTGGAATTAGTCAAAGTAATGTATTGTTGACTGAACCAATCAACTTCTCCAGTGTAAGCAGCACTTCCCAAAGTATCAGAGGAAATACCGCTGTTGTTTGTTCCTGCTGCCGGGGTTACAGATACGATACCAACATTTCCAGTTTCGGTAAAGCACCAAGTCCCATCTTGCTGATAATCAACGGATGTTTCTGTTCCAGCAGCAGATACGTGACTTAGAACTTTAACTTTTACTTCTGATTGACCAACTTCAGTGATAATACCTTTTAAATAACCGTCAAGAGAACTTCCGTTTGTAACATCAGTTTTACCCACTACAGATTGAGTTACACCATAACCAACTCGAAGTGTGAGTCCGGTTGTTGAGGATGTAGATACATTGCTTCCAAAAGAAACTGATTGTCCAGTAAGTACTGCAGTATTTAAAGATGCTGGATTAATGAATACTGTTCCTATTCCTATCGAAGTTACAGTCGTTCCTGCCCCAGTGACACCAGGTATTGTGTTTAGAGTTTGTCCAATTGTGATGCCAGTTGTTGTAATACCACTAATAAATGTAGTGGTAACTCCAATATTACCAGATGCTGTTGCAACCCCAACAAAAGTAGTAGTTGTAGTTGTCAGTGTAGTTGTTCCGATTCCGCTTAAAATTTGATCTGCCTTAGAGTCAATAATTGCTACTTTAATTCCGTTTGCCCAAGAACCAGGATTTCTTGCCGCTACAGTAACATTAGTAATGGTATTCTCATCATACCCAAGTTCTTCATAATTATCTAAACTCTTAATCTTTACACTACTTGCAGTTCCAACAAAAGCATTTTTTAGTTGGGTGTCGTCTGCTCTGACTACCTGCAGTGAACCACCATAAGAAAGATAGGATGAGGCAACCATCCAACTTTCATAGTGCTTGTCTGTGGAATAAGGTTCGCCAAAATTATTCAGCAGATCATCTTCGTTCTCTACTAAGGTTGGCGAATCTACAGGTCCTTTTGCGAATGGTGCAACAATTGCTCCTACCTTATTAGAAGCTGGTTGAACTCTACCAGAGGTTAAGTCAACTTCCCTTACTACAATTCCAGGAGATGCTAAATTTAGCGGCATCTTTATTCTCCGTTATCCCGAATTATTCTAAAAGTATTTATAATTTCCTTCTCTTCAAAGACTTATCTATAATCCCACATATAAGAACGGTCTCCATATTCATCAACACTCCAAACCTCTTCAGTTTGTATTTGATTTTCTGGAGTAGCAAACATCCACCTATCCCCAGTTTCTTGCTCCACAAATACTTCCATATCTTCTAATCCATCAGAAATAAATCCGAATGGAGACATATCCTGTTCAATTTGATTTTTCTGTTCCTCATAAATTCTCTTACGAATATCATTATCCGTCATTTCCTTGAAATAATCTTGAGCAACTAACCAGGCAAAAATAACCAAGCACATTACCAAATCATCGTTACAACCTTCTTCTGCTATAAAAGAGTTGTGCTTCTGAATAAAAGTTGTCATTTCTGAAATAATATCATAATCATTAACCAATAACTTATCATCCTCAATAAGTAATTTTAAATTAGAGCAACCTAATTTTTTAACTGCCGCAGTTGTTCTAACTCCAAGTTGAGACTTTTTGCCACTAAATCCAGATCCAACTAATTGCCCTGCTCTACCTCGCATCGCACACATCAAAATATTATCATACTCCAAATCAAAATGAAGAATGTTTGCAACTTGGTCTCCAATATCATTAACTTCTATAAGCAACCAAGAATTATTATATCCTTTTGCCACTTCATTAATTATGCTTGGAAATAGCATCGGTTTAATTTCATTATTTTTATACTTTGCAACTACTTTGTATGGAAAATTCGTAATATCAAAAACCACAAATGCTGAATAATCATTTCCTATACCACGAGCAACGTCAACAGTAATTAAGTAATTATGATCCTCCTTGGGGTCTTCATAAACATCAAGACCTTTACTTCTGGTTATTGGATCATCATATACCAATATTTTAAGTTTACTTGGATTGATTAAGGTTCCTATGGATCCTAAAAATTCACAAAGATGCTCTGCCCTAAATTGTTCTTCACTTGTGTTTGCAATTGTCTGAGCTTTCCATTCCTCATCTCTTCCGGGTACTTCTGACCAGTGAACCTCAGTAGCAACAAATTGACTTTTATTTCTTTCCGCATCGTGCCACATTCTATAGAAGTGGTTCATACCTTTTGGGGTACTTACTATAATAACCTTAGTAGATTTACCGGATGAAATAGTAGGATAAACAGATGCAAAGAAATCATCCGCAATATGATTTGGAACGAATGCAAATTCGTCCAAGAAAATAATATTAAATGACATTCCTCGAACAGCAGAAGCAGACGTTGATGCCGCAATAATCTTTGAACCATTTTCAAGTTCTAATGATCCTTTATTCCAAGATACAATACCTTGTTGCATCCATTTTGGAAGATTCTCATAAGATAATTGAAGTCTACTTAAAATCTCTCTTGAGGTTGATGCCTTGTTTGCCAGAATACCTACATTTACGTTGTCATTAAAAACAATATAATGCAATAAGTATGATACTACCGTTGTTGTATTATGTGTGGGAATAAATGTTCTTCCACATAAAAACAGATGGTCATCACTATCTACTTGAATACACGCAACTGGGACACTATCGACCTTTTCTATTTTTTGTATATAATGTCTTTTATTTTGAGGTCTTCCCTTTCCACCAAAATTTATTAATTCTAACTTTCTTGGAAGATTAAAAACTTTTTCTTTGGAAGCAAAACGAACTGTATAATACCAACACTGATTGATTGACTTTCTACTTACCCTAGATTTTATCCCTAAAGAAGATAGAAGTTCAACAACTTGAAGAATAAATTCATAATTTTTTTGATAAAACTCAAATGATTGAGTTTTAGTGATAGATCCATCAGTATCCATCAATCCTCGCAATAATTCCATTCTTTGATCTATTGATGATCGCAGATATATTTGAGGAATATGTTTATTCTTTAATAAATTATTTTCTTTTAATTTTTTTCTTAAATCCCTACACTTAAAACGAATACAATTATTATCTTCTCTTTCGTGTTCAATATCTAGTTTTGTTTTATAAAATTCATAATCATCTTTATGTGCTATTATTCTCCCGTCCGCAGAATATCCATCACCCAACCAAACACCAAGAAGATATGGATCTATAGGCAAATTTTGATTTTTCCCATTAATTGCTTTAGATAAGTCAATATAAAGTGACCCTTCTACACCTTTACCTCTTTTATTGTTAGTTTTCTTTAAGTATCTTGAATATATTTCATCAGTATTGATAACTTTTTTTCCAGTTCTCCAATAAGAACTATTTACTTCCCACAAATGATCTGCATCAGCGACAACTTCTTCTCCATTATCAAAAAATATTTTGTAACACTGATGATTAATCATAGTTTCTGTTTTAAATGTTACAGAAACTGGATTTCCATCTGGGGAAAGTATTTGATCCCCAACTTTAATATCCCCAATCGTCGTCCATCCTTCGGGTGTTGGTATTGGAGTATCTAATGCTAATGCCTTACCAACTTGGCGTGGCATTTTTGCTATATTAAATCTGTTCTTATGAAAGTTGCTGACCAATCTCTCTTGAAAGGGCCACAT